TAATGGTGCTTGTTGCCTTTGTATAGCATTGGCTCTCTGTGCATCTATCACAGATTGTGCTTGTTGCTGTTGCATAGCTCCTTGGCCCATTAATTGTTGGTAATCAGATAAACCAGCTTGTTGTGTTTGTGTGCCTAACCCTTGTAGGTTTCCACCTAAACCAAACTGAGCGTTGGCTAAATTTTGACCGTACTGAGCTTCTAAACCGCCCATGTTACTAAGAGCTCCGGCACCAGTCTGTGCTGCTCCAAATCTTGTACCAGCCAAGCCAGTCAACGAGGAACCTAAGTTTTGTTGTGCACCCAGTTGTGCCCCAGCTAAACCGGTCAATTGACTGCCTAAGTTTTGTTGTGCTCCAAGTCTGGCACCTGATAAACCAGCCAACCCTTGTGAAGCTGCTCTTTCTGCTTGTCTTTGCCTAGCAAACTCACCCATACCCGTCTGTTGAGCCTCTGAGAAGCCTCTGGAACGTATACCGCCCAGTGCTTCACCCAAACCTCTGCCTAACGCTTCTCTTCTCTCAGAAGCTCCTAATCTTGCCCTAGAACCAAACGCAGACTCACCGCCCGTTTGTATGTTTCTGGCTCTGGCAGCCATGTCTTGTTTGTCACCAGCTTCTAACACATCGTCTATGGTTTGTTGTACCACTCTGTCTTCGTAAGGGTTGTAGAACTGACTGGTTAATCCTTGGTCGTAAGCACCCGTGGTGCCTCTCATTAGGTTTTCTGACTCTCCTAATCTGTTGCCAAATTCATCTGTAGCTCCAATGCCACGACCAGCTATACCACCAAGTTGTGTACCGAAGTTACCAGCGGCACCTCTTTGTATGCCTTCTACACCACCCAATTCACCTCTCAATCCACTTATACCGCTTTGTATGGCCCCTAATCCTTGTTGCTGGAAGCCTCTGCCTCTTTCTATGCCTTGTCCTATGTCGCTCACTCCTTGTCCAAAAGCACCTTCAGCTCCTTCTAAGAAACGATTTTGCGAACCAACATTGGCTCTGGCTAAACCCATACCAGCGGTTTGATCTCCTGTGAAGCCAGCTACTTCTTGGTCAACTACTCTTGGTGTGCCATCGGCATTAAAGAAAGTGTTTTCTGCTGCTTGCATGGCTCCGGGTATAAATCCACCTTGTCCATCCAAACCGAACAACAACTGTTTGGTTGTTGCATCCAAGCCTGTCTCGTTTCTTTGTACACCGCTTACAAACGGTTGTTCGCCAAAAGCATCATAACCAGCACCTGTGTAGGGTGTTGGTTGTGCTATAGCATTTGTCAGTGGGTCTGGAGTTACAGCCGGTGGTAATGCAACTTCATCTCTATCGTCCGTACCATTGTTGTTATAATCTTGAAAATCTGCTGTTCTTAATTCTCCGCCTTGTGTTGGGTCAAAACCAGCACCTACTGTTTCTACTGGAGCTGGTGCTGCTACTGGTGGAGCTACAAGACTAGGATAAAAACCAGTTCCCGCGTTAACTGGCTGTGTTGTAGTACGCATTTTTGTTCCGTCAGGTGCTATTGTGTAATCCCCTAATTCATCTTGCCCATAGCTACCAACTTTTTCTGTTCCATCAGGATTCAAAACTTTAGGAGGCTTTGGTCTATTCATTATTCTTCTTGCACTTTCTGTAGATTCTTGTCGTCTAAGTTCTTCTGCTGTAGGTGGCACAGGAGTTGTTTGGAAAAACCCTGAATCATTAATAGGTGTTCCTCCAACAGATGCAAATGGATCAATACTCTGAACTGCTGGTGCAGCTACAGGTGCTGGCATTGGTGCAGCTTCATCTCCTAAACCTAAGTTTCCAAAAAATCCTTTACCTGAGTTAGGTTTTGGAGTTCCACCTCTAGCTATTAACTCTTCAGCCGTCATCATTTCGCCTAGTCCTAATCCTATTCCTGAGTCTGTATTTGGTTCTAGACCTGTAGCAAATTTTACTTGTGGTCCAAACATAGCCTGTGCACCTGTTAAATTATCTTCTCTACTGCCTAGAAAATTAGATATATCTATTCCATTATCAGTTCCTCGTGGAAGTAGTTCACCAAGAGTTTGAGGACTTGATGCTGGCATTGGTGCAGCTACAGGTGCTGGCAATTGCATACCCGGTATATTTAAACCAGCTAAATTAGCTTGTATCTGTGCCAAGTCAATGGTTTCACCACTGGGCAATGTAAATTGGTTTTGTGTGTTTAAACCAGCTATACCCTGTGGCCTTTGAAAAGGTTGTGCTACTTGAGGCATTACTTGAGCTTGTGGCATTGCTGGAGCGTCAACTCTACTTCTCGCTCTATTATAGATATCAGATAAAAATGACATATTATTTCTCTAAGCTGGTCCTGTGCGACTGCTAAAAGCCTCCATTAGTTGATACATCATTTCTGTGCCAGAGTCTCTGTTTGGTGCACCGTTTGGTGTCAATGTTACTATGCCACTATCATTTTTCATTTTGTAAGAACCAGCTCCACGAACCGCTTGTCCTGTCATTACAAACTCACCATCGGACAGCATGGCTGGTATGTCGTCACTCGTTTCTGTGCCTTCGCCGTTTATTTGTCCGTTCATTCTATTAAAATCTTCCATGGCTACGTTACCACCTTCAGCATAAGCCATTGGCATCATGGCTCTGCCACCCATGTTGTAATTCATTGGCATCATTGCTTGTCCACCCATGTTGTAGTTCATTGGCATCATGGCTTGACCGCCCATGTTGTAGTTCATCGGCATCATTGCTTGTCCACCCATGTTGTAACCCATAGCTCTTACAGCTTCTGGTGCTACTTCAGCCAAAGATTCCAAACCTTTGTTTGGGTATTGTGCAGAACCACCGTCTTGGTAGTTCATTACTTCACCACCCATAGCTGCTGCCATGACTTGTTCTTGCGGTTCTTCATTGTTAAAAGCTTGGGACAGTCTTTGTCCACCGCTCAGTTGTGGAAACGTATTGGCTGGTAGTAAACCAAACTCAGTAGGATTCGGTGCTTGTTGGCCCATTCTTCTAGCCATTTCAGCTTCTAAGTTGTATCTGCCAGTAGCATCCATTGCGACTACAGGAGATAAAGATACGCCTTTGGAGTCTTTGGCCTCGTCATAAGCCAGTTTTCCTAGCTTACCAGCTATACCACCAGCTAAAGCCATGCCAGCCAAACTGCCAAGACCACCCATACCACCGCCACCTTGTCCACCTTGTCCACCGCCACCATAAACATCTCTCAAACCGCTTGCTCCACCTAGGCCCATTGCATCACCAATAGATTTAATACCTTGTGGTGTTTGTCCTCCAAAGAAACTGCCAAGCTGGTCATATTGATCCGTTGTAATAATATTGCCGTTTGCATCCATATATCCAGTAATTGGTCCATCCATACTGTCTGCCATTGGAGTGTATTCAGATTTTTGTTGTCCGCCACCCATACCAAAAGTTTGACCAAGATTTCCAAGCAATCCTACCTTATCTTGCCCCGGCAATAAATATTCTTTTGCACGACCAAAAACACTACCACCCGACATATCTCCAGTCTTTGAATCAAATTTTGGTGCTTCAGTTATGTTTTGATAAAAGTTTTTACCATCTGCACCGCTAGTAAAGAATTCTTTTGTTCTGGCAAAAATATTACCAGACGGTTGAGTACCAGCGGCCACACTTGCTCTGGCTCCAGCTGCTGCTTTATTAGCACCCGCCCATTGAGCTGCTGCTTGTATCGGACTGATGTTGCCTTTGGCTACGTCATAAGCTGTGTATGCTTTTGTGGCCATAGTGGCTGGTATTTGCCAAGGACCCGGTATTACCGAAGCTACCTGTGCAATAACTCTACCTTTTTTCTTAATAGATTTAGCCGTTTTCTTAAACCAACCGTGTTGTTCTGCACCGGTTATTTTATTCCTTAGCGATATAATGCCATTGCCAAACGCCATGGACTCTGGGTCTATGCCGGATTTTTCTGCTTCTACACTAATAAGTTCTTCTATCTGTGGAGTTATTAATTCTTTTGATAAATTTACATCACCAGTTCTAACATGAGCAATCATGTCGTCTTCACCACCGGTCAGTGCCAGTTGGTTCATCAAATCGTTGTAAGGTGCTTGACCTTGAACCATAGTAAGTTCAATCGCCTTGTCTATTTCTTCTAATTCTTCTGGGTCGTTTGTGCCTTGCTTTTGCATCACCAAAGCGTCAATAGCGGCATTGAGTTCTTCTGGTGACATGGTTTTTTCCACGGCCTGTCTGGCTGCGTCTATTTCAGGTGAGCTCATTGCTTGTGGTCTGCCAAAACCTCCAACTTCTGCATCATTAATAACTGCACCAGTTTCTGTGTTACCTTGCATGGGCATCATAGCTGCACCTGATACGTTACCTATAGCAGCCATTTCCCTAGGATTTACGAAAGGATTATTAGACAACCCTCTTAAAGCCGCAGAAGCACCAGCACCTACACTAGTAGCTCCACCTCTCATATCTTTTAACATTTCTCTAAATCCCGCCATAATCTTACCTTTTTATATCTTAACCGAGTCTGTGCTTATTGTAGCACCAACTTCAGCAATGTCATGTGTACCATTGTTCCTTATCCCATCCATAGACAGGACCCGTTATGTTTACCGTTACATTCCCATCAAGGGTTACTGTAACAGCTCCTATTGAAGCCTTGGCTTCTAAACCAAATTGAGGACCTACCGAAAGGTTTACCCAAGCATCGCCATCATAAACTTGCAACTCTTCTGTCGTGGTGTTCCAGATAACGTCACCAGCACTAAAAGAAGAAGAATTACGCTCAACGTCTGTGTATTGTGGCGTGGCAGTAGTGTCAAAGCGTCCTAAGTTTAGTTCCATTATACGAACCAAACGATTGAAAGTGTCTATAGACACCATGTTGCCCTGTGCTATTGGCAATCTGGTTTCTAGTAACTTGCCCACTATCTTCTACCAGACGGTTGTACGTCTAAACGTGTAGCTCCTAGTCGCCATTTGTAGTCTTTTCTGTCAACCGTATTGTTGTCATCAGACTCAAATCGCAACACCAACTGTCTGCTTCTGGCTCTGAGGTTAGAAAACTTAGAGGTTGTAGTAACCTGTGTGGTTGAGTTTGTTGTTAGAGAGTCGCCATTAAAGTCTCTGCTTTTAACAACTATGTTCATGGCTGGAGAAGGATTAGTACCTGTCTGTGTAGCAAACAACACATCTGGTATTACTTTTTTTACAAAGGCAAAGTTCTCACCATCTGCTATGTCTATGTCTGCCGACTCTATAAAGACATTATCCATTGCACTTGTGTCATCGTTAAAACCAGTCTCGTGTGTAAACAAACAATTTACAGATGAACTTACGCCAGACGCTATTGGTTTGTTTTCTATACCAGCATCCAACCAAGCGTGTCTCACCAAAGAGCCTATAGACCAAGAGTTCTCTTCGTAGTTGTATATTGCATAACGTGATATTTCATTAGTGCCATCTTCTAAAGAAGGATAAAAGAACCACACTTCAGAAAACTCGCTGTTCAATGCAATGTGACATTTGTACGCTTGTGATAAATTTAAGTCTGAAAAAACATAATCTTGTACTGAACAAGGCAGTTTTTGTACAGCACCGTTGTAAAAGTAAAAACCATTTTTTGACATGTAATAGACACCATTGGAAGCATTGACTACAGCTTTGGGTCCTATCAATCCAGCACCTTCGTTAATAAGGTTTACAGCAAAGATCAATGGAGGTCCTATAAAAGTCATGCTGTACAAACTTGTGTCTGTCCAAATCAACACTTCTTGTCTTGATTTTAAACCACCTATTATTAAAGAACCGCTTGATAATCTCAAAGAACCAGCAGAATTAGTAGACAGTGGTTCAAACTCTAATTCGTTTTCTGAATCACTAAAGGCTATGAGCATTGGGTCTAGCGTACCAGTTCTGGCACTGCCAGATATAGGGTCAGCTCCTAATACTATCAAATGCCTGTCAGTCTCTGATGTGATAACTTGTAAGGCAGCTGTAGGTACTAGGTTTGCACCAGATGTGCCAGACAAACTGACTGCTCTTGTTTCTAGTCCGTTGTTTTCTACCCACCTAAAAATACCACCAGCTCTTGGGTTTATAATTAAATTTTCACCAAAGTTGTCGTGTGTCCACAGCCTAAGTTGACCAGTTGCAGACAAAGCACTTGTAGAACCAAACGTACTTGCCGACCAAGACCCAGAACCCCAACCAGCCGATTGTACAAAAACATCCAACCCAGAATTTATTTGGTAAACAGCATCGGCTCCAGCTCCACCATTGCCATCATCACTGCTATTAGCAGTAACAGCATCACCAGCAGAATCTGTTGCTGTAAACGTAAATGTGTTTGCAGTTGCAACCCCATTAACTTGATACTCTTTGTTTAATACCGCAGCTGTAATAACACCACCAAGACTAGCTGCACCAGCTAACGTAACCCAATCTCCAATAACAGCTCCATGATTTGAATCTGTAGCTGTAATTAAGGATAAGCCATTGGTGGCTGAAAAGACTATGCCATTGGTTGTAGTGGCCCTTATGGGAGTAACATCATTGTAACTACCGCCATTGTCTATGTAATACTTAGAAGTGGTACCAAATCCAAGATAACGTGCACCACCTAATGAAATCCAACTGTGTAGTGCTCTGGCTGTGTCAAAAAATACGTTGGTACTTTTCTTTGCCCAACCGCCTATTTTTTCTACGCCACCTTTTCTAAAACGTACTAAGTTGCCGTCTACCCAACCATTCTCGTTGGAGTAATCGGTTTCTTCCTTGTTTATGCCGGGTTTGAAACTAAATTTTGTGAGTGGCATCTCTTGACTCTACCATTACTAAAATTAATTTAAGCTATTCTTATGATGGCTGCTGTAGCACTAGCTGCTGGAAAAACGACTGTAAAGTCTCCAGCGGTGCTTGTTTTGTCTCCTCCAAAATCAATAGCAGCCAAGGCTTTGTTTGAGTTTGTTGAGTTGTAAATTAAACAACCTCTTGCAGTTACTGTAGCTGTACCAAACGTCAAATCAGCAAAGTCAACTATTGCTGTAGTACCAGAAATTGCTGGTGTCACGTTAGTCAATGCTGCTCCAGCTGCTGTGTAATTGGTACCAGTAACTTCTTGTGCAGTTGAATACGCAGTAGTACCAGCTCCCATTGTTGCTGATGATGTGTATAAGGCTAACTTGATCGAGTCAGCTCCGTTGGTTAGATTGTGACCTTCTACAAGTATTTCTTGCTTGAAACTTGTTGCTATTGCTGATGTTATTGCCATTTCTTAAAGCTCCTTTATTATCTTAGCCATGTCATCATGACCTTGTTGCCTTAATAAATTCACATACGTCACATTTTTAGAATTTATTGCGTTCTTAATACTATGTAAGATTACAGTATAAACTTGGTTTTGAAAAGCCATAGCTTGTTGTTTGACATGCTCAGGTGCATCCATAGAAATTTCACATATTTTCTTTGTGGCTTGTTCTGCCCAAAACTCAGGGTCGTGTCCTTTGTTGTGCGTGGTGTGAACACCAACTTGACCTAATTGTATGAAGCTGTCTGTCATCCTTTGTATGGCTCTGGTGGCTCCTCGTCTCTGTCTAATATTAAACCGTGTTCTTTTAACTTTTCGTCAATGTCTTCGTAAGGACCTATAATCCACTTGCCTTCGTGTGGCACTGCTACTAACGGTTTGTCTAGTCTGTGAAAACCATACAACCTATCGGTTGCTACTACATTAGAATCCAATACTGTTGAACGTGAACTTATGCCTACTGTAATGTCTGCGTCCATACATTTAGAAATCCAAAACTCAACACAAGCTCTACCAGCTTCTGCAAAGTGCATGTTTTCTTTGTAAGAAAAATCTATGCCGTACAAGTCTATGGCCTCTACTTCGTTCCACAAAGCAAACGCTATTGCGTAAGCGACTGTGTTATTAAGATAAGCACAACCAGTAGCGTTGCAGACTTCTTCTATAGGAAAAACCACAGCAGACGGCACTCTTTTGTCTAGTTCACAAGTGTAAACAGGATATTGAGCATCTGGAAGTATTCTGGTGAGAACACTGGTTTGTTTACCAGCGTCATTACTATCAAAAAAACGACTTGCCGGGTCTAACATAAACATTCTGTCTGTGTCGTACACAGCAGCTGCTGAATTTATTGTCCAGACTTCATCCCAAGTCCTACCGTTTTCTACACCTATAGCATAGTCAACTTGTGATACACCAAGACCTATAAGAGCAACTCTCTTGCCCTTTAACGATTCTATGGGGTGCATTACGATACGCCAGTGCGAAACTGATCGTATCTATATTCATCTCGTGTGCCACGACCTTCTGATAGAGTTTTCATTCTGCCTACTGCCTCCTTAAATCTAGCCTCAAATTGGCCGATGACATCGGGGGTTTCTTTCAGAAAGATTGCTCCTTCTACCAAAGTACCATAAAGCAAAGCATCTGGATAATCAGAACTTAACAATGTTGTACCGCTGTCACTACCACTCGCTAACGAGGCTGGTTTATACAAATAATGTAATTCAATAGTATAGGCTTCATCTGGAACAGGAGCAAGTTCAAAAGACGTATTATCAAACTGTGAATAATATTTAGGTTGTCCAGTAGTTGTTGAACTAGGAGAATATTCTTTTATGAACGAAGCGTGTTTTAAATCTAAATAATCGTAAGTATTGCTTTTTATAATTGCAAGACTAAAGGGTGCATAAAAATCTGTAGGTGTTGCTAAAAATCTGTTGTCAGCAGTAAGAGTGGCTTGCACATTTTTTCTTTGGTTAGGAATTTGTACCATGTTAAAGATACGGTCCTCTGCTTCTTGTATGAACCTAGGTAGCTGTGTGGTAAAAGTAGTTTCAGAAACTTGCAAATAGTCTTGTACTGCTGTTTTTAAAGTTGCTAGTGTAAAACTCATGTTGTTATTGTAACGCTTCCTAGGCTTGCCGTTAATGAAAAAGAAGTTAATTGGCTGCCAAGTTTACCAACTCCAACATTACTGTAAACCATAAAAATATTATTGGTTTCGTTGGTATCTGGTCTAGCGTCCCTAATAGCTTGTGGGTCTATAGGCGAAGGCTTTGGCATCAGTTGTGGATGTTTTGCGTTCCATTGGTCTTTACCAACCAAAAGGCCGTCCCATGTTTTTTTTAAATCTTTATGTTTGTAACGAAAACCTGTTATATCACAGATTCCGTAAGCATTTTTATTGGATGCAAAAGCCATTATGCGTTGTTATAGCCGCTTAAATTAGGAGCTATTTTAAAAGACGTTCTGTCTTCATCAGTAGACAAAGCTCTGTCAAATTCTTCTTCGTATATTGCTTTTAACTGACCTGTAAGTTGTGGTGCTCGTTTCATGGATAAATAATAAGCCAAGCCAGCTGCCAAACAAGGGTAAAACCTAAAAGGTAAATCCATAGTGTTTGTTGCTGAATCAGCGTCATCCATTCGGGTCAACACATTCATGTGAATGGTGTAAGTACTTGAAAGGTCTGGTACCGGCCAAACCGTTATGGTTGGTGTAAGTTGTTTGTTTATAAAAAACTGATTAGGTCTTCCTGTGTTTGTTTTATTTGTTATGTGTGCGTATTCTGCTCTGCTCAACCTACTCATAGGCAGATCAGTGGTTTCAGAAGCCGTGGTTTCTCTTACAAAAACATCCAACACGTCTATGGGTGCTGTAGCGTTTGCAGAATCAACATTGTATGTTGATGTCGAAGCAACCATTGCTACAGTTTTTTCTGTAACGGTCCATTGGTTTAAACCTCTGTTGGCCCATTCAGCTAACATAATGTTCAAACTTCTTGTTGCACTTTTTAAGTCATACCCGGTGCGTAATTCCATACCACACCTTTCAAAAGCCTCTTCAATGTATTCGGCTACATCAGGTTCAAAATCTTTGCTGCTAGATGTTGCCATTGCAATTATTTAATTTTTTTTGCGACCTCAGAACCAACTGACAAAGCTCCACCCATTGCTTTTCTTTCAGCTTGTACTACTTTGCCTCCGTGTGACATCATTTTAGGCATTTTCATGCCAGCCATACCACCACCCATCATTTTTTTTGGCGGTCTACCTTTTTTTGATCCATACGATCCTTTACCTTGTGGCATATTGCCCTCCTATTTTCTACCAAACAATCCCATATTAGAATTGTTACCATTAATCATACCACCATCGTTCATTTTTTTAGCAGTTTTTTTAGACTGTACAAAAGCTTTAGCTGTCGGTGCTCCTTTGCTACCAACCTTCCGCATTTTTTCACCAGAGCCAGCCTTGATTCTTTTCTTTTTTGCATTTATGTTTGCGTACAAACCTTTGGGTCCTTGTGCTCTACTTATTGCCATAATTTATTTACCATTTTGTTAGATTTGCCCAATAAGCCGCGGACATTTTGCCTTTGGCTATGTTTTTACCGTGCCTCGCTTTGAATGATTTTCTTCTTGCTTTTTGTTTGGCCGATTCACCTTTTTTTGGTTTACCAGCAGTGGTTACACCCTGTTGACCAAATCTTATGGTTTTAATCTTATCACCTTCTTTGGCAACAACCACATGAGATTTAGTAGCATGATTTGGCGTTCTTTTGGCTTTATTAAAACCAGAAACGCCAGCTCTTGCTAACCTAGGGTCTTTAGCCACCTTTAAGCATGAAATGCAGTCAAAGATGTAAAGGTTGCTGTGGTGTAATTAATAAACACTCCGTCTGAAAACACCAACCCGTTGTCTGGAATAGTTATGTCTCTGGTTGCTGTAGCAGAAGCCACACATCCTAATTTAAACAAACTGCTACCTGAAGTAGAAGTGTTTAAAAAATCTAAATTGCCAGCAGTACCAGAACAAACAACATTAATGCCTTGCAGTCTTGACCTACCACCAAAAATTACATCAGCAACTGCTGTATTAATACCAGCAGATACATTGCCAGCTGGATTACCAACAGCAGTTATTGACGTTATTGTTCTAAAATATTTAGTTCCAGTAGCTGTACCAGCATTTGCACCTGTAATTGATTCTGTTAATGCTGCACCGCTAACGTCTGTACCAACTACGGTAAATGATTTAGCTGCATCATTGCCAGCAGAAAGAATTGTTACAATTCTTCCACCAACATTAGTAACAGAACCACCGTCAGCCAACGCACCACCTATAGTAAGTGCTGCGTTATTTCCTACGGCTGCTGCTGTTGATATTCCATCAGCGTCTAAAGCTTGAGCATCGGCAGTTATAAAGACTGCCGTGACATCTGAGCCTGTTAGTCTAGTTGCCATAAGTTACTCCTTATTCAAATATGATTCTGTTGATTGCTTCATAATGAACATCAAGTGCTTCGGCTGCTGCTGCACCAGCTTCTATTCCAATGTAAGGAATAAAATCAACATTGTCAGTTAGAGCACCAGATAGAACTGCTGCTGCACCTTCTGCTACAGCAGATACTGCTGTTCCACCTGTTGAACCAGCTGTAGTAGTAATGTCGTACTGTGTACCGTCAACAAAGATTGTTGCTTTTCTGTCACTGTCAACAACCACTTTTAAGTGGTAAGTGGTGTTAGCAGCTACTGTTATAGGCAGTTGCGAAATAAAATCAGTTCCACCAACTGAGTGTACAAAATGCAATTTAGTAAAATCAGTAAACGCTTCTGAGTTAGTCGCATCGGTTTGGAACTTAAAGTACGCTTGGTCTGCATCTGTAGCAACCAACTGGTCGTTTGTAAGTTTTAATCCAGCCCAAAACTTTTGGTTATCAATGGCGTTTGTTGAAATAGCACATTCCCATTCTGTTTGGTTCTCAGTACCCCATAACACACCTGACCAGGCTGTAAAAGCTGTATCTAAATGTGGAGCAATAATTGCTTGGTCTTGGTCAGCACCAGCAGTTGTGATAGTTAAACCAGCTCTTGTGGTATCAAAAGTAACCAAAGCAGTGGTCATGTTGGTTCCTAGAATCTCAAAGTCTCTGTTTGCAGCTCTTGCAACTTCAACCGTATACGCTTGGTCAATGTTTGCATTGGTTGCTGGTCTTTTCTTAAACCATTCTGTTAAAAAATACCTGTCAGAAGTTAATGCACTTCTGTTAGTGTTGTTTGCATTTGTTCCATGTACTACAAGTTTACCAGCAGTAGTAATTTCAACTTTATCGTTGATTTGATTACCTGATGTGCTGTTTGTAGCTAGGTGTTGGAAACCACCTTCAGACCTGATAGGTCCACTAAATGTCGAATTCGCCATAATTTCCTCCTGGGAAATAAGTCTTATCATCTTGGCTTGTCTGCTAGGTCAGTTGATAAAACAAAATTAAAAAAAATCCTAGTAGTAAAATCATACTCTTTGCAATCATATAGTGCAAATTGTTTAGACCAAAAAAAAAGGCAACCGAAGTTGCCCTTTCTTTGAAATACTTGAGTTATAAACGGTATTTCTAATCGTTCTAGTTATGCACCTTGCGATCCATAGATTCCTCTCCAATCGGAGAAACCAAATGAATATCTTTCACGAGCTTTGTATCTGATGTTTCCAGTCGAAAAGTCTGGCTCCATAGAAGTTTCCATGCCTGATCTCTGGAACATTTTAAGGCCATCGCCTTGGTCAGTTACAGAAGTTAAGATGAAGAAAGCATCTGGGTCTGTCAGATAATGATTTACTGAGTAACCACCAGAAAGAACACCAGTGTTCTTAATAGCGTTCAGGTCATTGTCTGAAGTTCCAGTTCTTAACTGAGAATTTAAAATTCTGTCAGCTACAAAAACAAGTTCACTAGGAACTATCATTTTTGATGCTTGTACAGAAATTGTCAATCCTCTGTCATCCGTGAAACCGCCTATGTCGATTAACGCATCTTCTAATGAAGTTTCGTTTAAATCAGCCATTGATGTAGCTCTATTAGCAGCAGAACCACCACC